TGCCCCTGCCGTGGGGCAGTTGCGGGCCGGCAATCGGCACCCCTTCCAGGCCTTGGACAATTTTACGCCCCTGGGCGACGGTGCCTGCCAGTTGTACCAGATGATGCGTGAGGCCCTTCCCGTCCTGGATGCCGCCGTCACCAAACTGGTGCGGCTCACCGGCGGCTTTACGGTCAAATGCCCCGTAAAGAAAGCGGAAAAGGCCCTGAAGGAATTTCTCGCCACCGTTCCCTGCGGAAGAGGGCAGTACGGCATTGACGCCTTTTTATCCGCGTATTTGGACAGCTTACTCACCTTCGGGCGTGCTGTGGGGGAAATGGTGGCAGATAAAGATGCCTTCCACGCCCTTCTGTGGGGAGATGTGCGGAAACTGCACATTCAGGAGGGCGTGAGTCCTTTGGATGTGAAACTCTGCAGCCTGCAGGATGGTCAGGTGAAGCCGCTGCCCTATCAGAATCTGCTGCTGTTTACCACCCTCAATCCCGAACCCGCCCATCCCTACGGCGTGAGTCTGTTCCGCTCCATGCCCTTTTTGTGCGATGTCCTCTTAAAAATCTACCACACTGTGGGCGTCAACTGGGAGCGGGCGGGCAATGTCCGCTACTCCGTGGTCTACAAGCCCCAAAACGGAGAAATGGATACGGTGAACGCCGCCGACCGCGCCTCGGAGATGGCATCGGCCTGGAGCCGCGCCATGCAGGACAGCCGCACGGGTGCCGTGCGGGACTTCGTTGCCGTGGGGGATGTGGATATCAAGGTCATCGGCTCCGACGGTCAGATTCTGGATTCTCAGGTGCCTGTGCGGCAGATTTTAGAGCAGTTGGTGGCCAAGACAGGCCTGCCGCCCTTCCTACTGGGACTCAGTTGGTCCAACACGGAGCGCATGAGCAGCCAGCAGGCAGATCTGCTCACCTCGGAACTGTGGGCCTTGCGCCGCAGTGTGGAGCCTGTGCTTCGTAAAATTTGCAAGCTGTGGCTGCGCTTAAACGGCTTTGGCGAGGAGTTTGAAATCCTCTGGGATGAAATCAGCCTTGCCGATACCCTGAGTGAGGCCCATGCCGCCCTCTATCGGGCACAGGCGCAGAAATTGGAGGAAGAAAACCATGAAAGTACATAAGGCGGCGGGTCTGTTGGAGTCGGGCGCACCCGACGACAAGCAGCTCGCCCTCATTAACCGCCACACCAAGACGCCTCTGACTCAGGAAGAGGTCTACATCTTTGCCGTCCGTCTCTGCGACGACCAGCCTGACAGAGACTTAGAGTGCTTTTCCAAGGAAGCGCTTCGGGATCTGGCCCCCATGTTTGTGGGCAAGACGGGAATTTTGGATCACGATTGGTCTTCCGACCGCCAGATGGGTCGCATTTTCCATACGGAAGTGGTGGAGGAAAATGGCGCCACCTGGCTCAAGGCCTGGGTCTATATGCTCAAAAGCGACAAGACCGCGGAACTTATTCGGGAGATTGAGGGCGGCATTAAAAAGGAAGTCAGCGTAGGCTGCGCCGTGGCGAAAACCCTCTGCTCCGTCTGCGGAGAAGACTACGGTCAGTGCGGCCATGTAAAGGGCGAGGTCTACGGCGGCAAACTCTGTACCGCCATCCTCTGCCAGCCTACGGACGCTTACGAATTTTCCTTTGTGGCCGTACCTGCTCAACCCAGGGCGGGCGTGGTGAAGGCGGCGGCTGAGAAAGAAGCTTTTGCTGTCGCCAAATTGGAAAAAGAGGCGGAGTACGGCAGAATGTACCGCAAAAGCCTGCAGAAGGATGTGGTCAAACTGGGCCTGCTTCTGGAACTGGGTCTGGAGGAAAAAATGCTCCGCAAGATGGCAGAAAGTCTCACGGTGGAGGAATTGCTTTCTTTGCAGGATGCATTTTCCCGCAAAACCGCGGAGGTTCTGCCTCTCAAGTGCCAGCTTTCCGCGCCCAAGGAAGCGGCCCAAAAAACCGACAGCGCATTTTTAATTTAGGAGGAAATATTATCATGATTTTTTACGATTCCATTCATGAAACCTGTATCACCATGCCCTGCAAAGAGGATGTAAAGGAAGGTCAGCTCTGTGCCTTCGACTCCAATTACGGCGTGCGTCATGCAGATTTTGGCGAATCTCCTCACGGCGTTGTGAAATATGTCCGTGACGGTCTGGCCACGGTGCAGATCCACGGCCTGGTCACCCTGCCTTATGCCCTGGGCAAGACCTTCTCTCTGGGTTATACGGGTCTTGTGACCGACAACACTTTTTGCGGCGTGCAGAGTGACAGTGAAGGCACCCAGTTTCTCGTGGTCAAAAACGACCTTGCAAACCGCGAAGTAACCATCTTTTTGGGCTAATTGGGAGGGATAAGCAATGAGTTTTGAAAATCTGAGACTGGAAAAAGGCATGTACCGGGAAAGCGGCAAGTCCTTCACCCAGGTGCTGGAGAGCCTCGACCCCAGCGAAAACTATAAGGGCACTGCCTTGGAGGGCACCGACGCTTTCCAGCGTCAGCTGAAGCGTTTTGACATCCGTGTCAAGGGTGCCTACTCCGACCCCGTGGAAAAATTCTTCCACACCATGGAGTCCGCTGTCCTCTTCCCTGAGTACATTTCCCGTGCCGTGAAGACCGGCATCGAGGAGAGCAACTGGCTGCCCAAGATTGTGGCCACCACGACCAATGTGGATTCTCTGGACTACCGCAGCGTCTGTTCCGATGTCTCCGAAAAAGATAAGACCCTGTCCGACCTGACCGAGGGCGCGCTCATTCCCACAACCCAGGTCAAGACCAAGGACAATCTCATCAAGTTGCAGAAGCGCGGCAGAATGCTGGTGGCCTCCTATGAAGCCATCCGTTTCCAGAAACTGGATTTGTTCGCTGTAACCCTGCGGCAGATCGGTGCGTACATCAACACCATGCACATGAAGGACGCCGTCAAGGTGCTGCTGCAGGGCGACGGCAATGACAACGCCGCAAAGTACATGTATCCCGGCGACGGCACCATCTCTGCAGGCGAGTTTAACTATACTCAGCTGCTGGAATTCTGGGCACAGTTCGCTCCCTATAACATGACTGCCCTGCTGTGCAACAACGATCAGCTGCTCAAGCTGCTGAAACTGCCTGAACTGCAGAACACCTGCTCTTCTCAGAATTTCCAGAATACCGGCGTCCTCACCACCCCTCTGGGTGCTGAACTGATCCGTACGCCCTTTATTAACGAGGGCGAAATCATCGGTCTGGACAGCCGCTATGCGCTGGAAATGGTGCAGGCCGGCGAAATCAGTGTGGAATACGACAAGATCATCGACCGTCAGCTGGAGCGCGCCGCCATTACCTCCATCACCGGCTTCGGCAAGATCATGGACGACGCCACAAAGGTTCTGGTGGCGGGTTAAAGTGACACTGCTGGATGATATTTTATCTCTGGCCTGCACCTATGTGCAGGCCAGGCAGGAGGACATTACTGTCCTTCAGCGCCTCTGCACTGCGGCGGAGGCGCAGCTGAAAAGTCGCCTGCGGAAGGATGTCAAGGTAGAGGACTGCGTGGACAGTTTTGTCTGCGCCGCCGCCCTTTTGGCGGCAGCGGATTTCTCTGCAGTGAGTGCCGCCTTTGGCGCAAAGAGTTTTACCGCAGGACCCATTTCCGTCAGCCGTGAGGATGAAAAAGCCTCCAAAAGTCTGCGGGAGCAGGCGGCTATGATGATGGCGCCCTTCTGTCAGGACGCCTTCTGTTTTATGGGGGTGTAGGATTGAAAAACCTGCTTTCAGCCCTGCTGAAAAGATGGGGCAGCGAGGTAAAGGCGGTGTTCGACCATGGAGCCGAGAACCTGCACTGCATCCTGGAGCCTACCACTTCCCGCAGTTGGCAGAACATGCGTCGCTTTATCACAGACCTGGGAGAACTGCCCCAGGGACAGTTTGAATATGTGGGCGATACGGATATTTCCGCGGCGGAGTATCTGGAGCGGGACGGAAAGGTCTATCTTCCCCGCCGCTGCGAGCCGATTTATCTGGCAGGGAAATGTATCTGCTACTGGGGTTTGGCCGTGCCCGCAGGGGAGGAATCTGCATGGAACAACTGACAAACTGCATTTTGCAGGCACTAAAGGATGCGGGCATTGCGGCAGAAAGCCGCTTCCCCGCGGGGACCATGCCTCGCCTGCGGGAGCCGCGTGCCGCCGTGGAGATTCAAAGTCTGCAATCGGGCAGCAGCGGACTGGGGGACTATCTGGGTATGGTGGAGCAGGAGGGCAAGGGCCTCAGGGAGTGCTATGGCAGAAAAGTGGGCGGCACGGTGCTCATCCGCTTTTATGCGCCCGATGCCGCCATGGCGCGCTCCAGCGCCCAAATGGCCATGCAGGCGTTGGAGCAGGGAGTCCGGGGAATCCGCGTGGAGGAACTTTCCTTAGACGACACGCGCTTTGACGCCGCCTGCGACTGCTACATTCGGGATATGACCCTGCGCTTTTCCGCTTATTTTTACATTTTGTCCGAAGAAGAGGACGAGATGTTCTACGACTTCAAATTGGAGGGTGAAATCCAATGAGCATTATTTATCATGAACGCCCCGGTGTGTATTCCGATTACACCACATCGAAGGTGACGGCCACCTCGGCCGCCCTGAAGACCGTGGCGCTCATAGGCAGTTCCCCGGCGCAGAAGGGACTTTACACCGTAACGGGCAGTACCTCTGCACGGGAACAGTTCGGCGCTGACAGCGTGCTGGGGAACATGATTTCTGCCGCCATTTATAATGGGGCGGGAAACATTCTGGCATACAGTCTGGCGGAGGAGACAGAAGACGCCTGGCGTGAGGCCATTTCCGCCGTGCTGGCGGAAAAGGAAGCCGCTTTTTGCGCCGTGGGAAGCACCGACCTTGCCGTACAGCAGATGCTGAAGGAGGCGGTGGTCTCCGCCTCCATGCAGAAGGCGGAGTGTCTGGGTGTGGTGGTGTCAGAGGACGCCTCTGTGGAGGCATTGACCCAGCGTGCCGCGGCACTGGACTGTGAACGCATGGTACTGGTAGGTCCCGACTGCTATTTTGCAGGGGAAACTACCCTTGCAGGTGTTTCGGTGGCAGCGGCGGTCTGCGGACTTCTCAGCTGTCAGCAGGACCCTGCCCTGCCCCTCAACGGGGCGGTGCTTCAGGGCTTTGACGGCGTCAGTGCCCGCTATGAGGAGACGGAGATTGACAACTTAGTGAGAAACGGCGTCACGGTGCTGGAGGGCGTGGGCGGCCAGGTGCAGATTCTGCGGGGCATCACCACCAAGAAGACCCAGGGCGAGGGCTGTGATACGACTTACCGGGAACTGAGTACCGTCCTCATCATCGACGATGTGATTCCCGGCATTCGCCGCGCTCTGGCTGCCCGCTTCCCCAGGGCAAAAAACAACGCCGTAACCCGCAGCGCCATCCGCAGCCAGGTGATTGTGGAACTGGAGAGCAGGGTGCGCCGGGAGATCATTGACGGCTATGAAAATGTGCAGGTGGAGGCTTCCTCCACGGATGCGTCTGTGTGCCTGGTGACCTTCGGCTTCACTGTGACCCATGGTCTCAACCGCATTCTGCTGACGGCGCACATTTCGGTCTAAGGGAGGAGCAATATGGCAAACTATCAGAAAATTCCCACCACGGCGGATATTTATCTGGAACTGGACGGCGTGAAAATCGCCGTAGTCCAGAGTTATAAGGCCATTTCCAGCCGCGTGGGCAAGGCGGTGCGGGCATTTGGACAGAGCGAGCCGGTGGCCACCATCTACGGCGGCGAGGAGTATACCCTGGAACTGACCCGCATCTACGCTACGGACACGGCTATTCGGGATGGCATCGACTTTTTCTCCCTGAAGGATTTTAATCTTGTGGTCTGCAAGCCTGACAGAAATGTGATTTACACGGGCTGTCAGTGGGTCAATCTGCAGGAAAGCGCCGAGGTCGGCGGCACGGTCATGGAAAAGGTCACCGTCTCCGCCGCCCACCGTCTTTACAGCGATAAATGATGAGGGCGGCAACAAAATCCGCCTCCTGGGAGCAGGAGGCGGAGCGGCTTTCGGGCGACGAGATGGCCCGCCTCCGCTGGAAGGTGCTGAGTCGTTTTGGCATTCTGCCCACAGAAAAAAGGGCAAAGCGCC